CTTTGGCTACTCTCAGACGTATGTTTAAATATTCCTCCATTACTTATTTGGTATGCTGCAAACGGAATGAACGAATATTGCGAGTACCATATAAGCATAGGTTTGATATAGGAGTTAAGTAGTGTTTTGTACTTAGCGTTTGCCGAATCGTCAAGCGTGCCTCCTGTAATAAGTGTTTGGAGTTTGTCATATAGTTTTGTACCAAGAAAGTTTTGTATATGCACATCTTGTGCTACCTCAACGAATTGGATTAGTTTATCTTCATCAAGATTCCCATCTATAATAGACTTTCTTTTTAGTTCTGTAAGTGTTATAAATAATGCTTTCATTATGATCTACTGTTTGGGTGTCTCCCTTTATCGGCTCTAGTCCAATTAGCTTCAGTCATCTCGTCTGGATTATTAGGAGGAGTAAATCCTTTACTAATAGCCTTATCCTCTGACACTCTATTCTTTTTAGCGTAAACTACTCTCTCGAATATATGCTTACAATTAACACCGCCTTGCCACTTTAGTAGAGAATAATTTCTACCCTTGTGTCCGTGCTGCTTATTAACACCTCTAAAGGACATCATATTTATATCCTCTATTCTAAACACCAATCCTTTATTAGAGAAGTTCATCATAGAAGAACAGAATCTTCTGCTATCAGTTGACTTTACAACTTCCTTATATCGGTATCTTACTTTATATCCAGAGTTATCCTGGAAAGAAGGTTGTTTAGGTTTAGCATCAGATTCAGATACGCTAGACAATTTAGTTACGTCAAACTCGATATTAGACTCTGTAACATCCTCCGTGTAGATAATCTCCCAATCATCAGAGATAATCTCTCCAAGGCTCTCTAATTGGCTTAAAAGGTCATCTCCTTCGTCTTCTGACAACTCATTCTTTTCAACAGCAGATAACTTTTCTCCTGTTTCTTCTTCTCGCTTGATTTTAGTTGCAATATTATCAAGTTCAGTAAACTCAATCGGCTGTAGAGTAACAAAGTATAAGTTGAGGTCTATTCCGTTAAATGCAAGAAGCTCCTTGAAAGAGTCTATAAGTAATTGTTGGAATGGTCTGATAACCATATTATCCATAAGTATAGAAGCTGTTCTAAGCTCCTCAGCATTGTTTCCGAATCCTGTATTGTCCTTAATACCAAGTAAGATTGGAGATACCACTCCGTGTCCAATCATAATCTTCTCTCTAGACTCCTTTGCTAAAAACTCATATTGAGCGTGAGCATCTGGCAAGTTGATTGGGTCTATCTGAGATTGGCTATCCTTATCTTCATTAAAGGCAAGTATAAATCTACCGGCATTGGAAGAGCCACTAAACTTCTCATATATCTTTCTTTCAATATTCTCCTGAGACTCCTCATTAGGAATGCCATTGTTGAAATTAATAAGCATACTAGGCTGCAATCCATTCTCTATATTAGATAAATGATAATTACTAACCTCCTCTTCTAGCGAGGCATATTGCAAACACCCTTGATAATCTACAGGACTGTAGTAATAAAACCCAGCCTTGTAAGGTTTGATAATGTAAAGTTCTATTCTTTGTGATCTAGTTCCATTTCTGAAAGTAGGAATCCTTTTAGGTTTGTCTGATGGCTTTATGTTACTCCAATCAGCGTGATAATAGTAAGCCTCTATCTTTCCGCTTTTAGCCTTTTCAGCTCTTAGCGTTTCCATAGGGAAGTGATGCAGAGAAGCAATCTCTCTCTTTCTGTTCTTATAAACAACTTGAATAGCAGCTTGGCCCAACATCTTCAAATCAGTAGATACTTTCTTAACGCAATCCTGGCGAAGAAGCATCTTCATATTGGCATACATCTGAGGCTTATCCTTTGAGTCTAACGCCTCTAATCCTCTTCCATAAATCATATCAGAGATACCATTGATACATCTACTATTAGTAGGGCTACCTAAATATCTCTCGATTAACTCTCCAAAGTAATTATTGCCATCTCCGTACTCTACCCAACTCTTATTGTGTACTTCCTTTACTTTGGGTATTTCGTAGCCAGAAAGATTTACTACTTTTAAATTCATACAAATATATATTGTTGGTCGCTATCCCCTGAATCGTTTTGAGTGTATTGAGAGTCGTTTATAGTGTAGTCAGAATCGCTGTCGTAGCTATCAGTACAATAAACCTTATCTCTATACCAAAGGGTAGTTCCATTTTTAATTTCTAAGCTATATGTCGCATTATCTTTTAGTATGCTGAAAGTAGCATCCACAGACATAAAATTACCACTCTTTGTAGCATCTACAGTTATCGTTTCCGATTTAGTAGTTCCATCTCTTGTTACAGTCAAGCTAAGTCCACTTGTCGCTGTAGTATAGCGAGGCAAAAATTTAATTGTTTGACTATTAGTATTTGGAAGTAATCTTATCATACTATTATAACTAAATATGTCAAAAGTGTTTCCAATAAAAAAGGGCAGCATATAGCCACCCCTTTATAATTAGTACTGAAAAGTATTAAGCAGTAACCGTAACAGTTCCTGTCAATCCTCCAAATGGGTCAGACTCAGTAGCACCTTCTAAGAAGTTAGCTGGTTGAGTTTCCATAGCTGTAAAGCTAAGAGTATATCCACTCATATCTCCCATAGCAGTTCCAGTTACAATAGTACCTCCAGTTAGGTCTGCTCCATTCAAAGCACCCATCAAGAAAGCATTTCCGTTGTAATCGTGTACCACAATGTGAGGTCTCCCATAAGCCATTAGTCGCAACTCTTTATGGTCAGCAACAGTCAATTTAGGAAGAGTGATATTTAATATTTGCTCAAAGAATACATTACCATTCTCTCTAGAAGAAGTAATGTTTTGCTCAAAAGTATTGCTACCTTTCAATTCATATTTGAAAACAGTTACCGCACCTAAGTCATCTACTACATCAGTATTAGTTGCATCATAAGCGATAGTAATGTCTCCAAAATCAGCGAAGTAAACCGCCTTAATACCACCGACCGAATCTGTACATTCCAGAGACCTCGATCTAGTTAAGTCATAAGCATCACAAGACATAATTTTGTTGTATTAAAAAAGGGTAGGCAGGCTCTTAGCTTACCCACCCCTTTTGGTTATTTAATCAGTTATCTTAGTTCGCAGAGTTAGGGATACCATAGGTAACAACATCAGAAATATTTCCGATTTGTACACCAGCAGTATATCGCATAATTACTCGAACGTTCTGGCTTCCGTCAATGTCAGCCATATCAATAACCTTTACTTCATTGTGGTCAGACAATAAGCCAGTACCGAAGAATAAGTTAGACTTCTCAGCAGCAATAGCATCGTTGTCAGCAAGACCATTGGCAACAAACATTTTAACACCATCGAAAGAAAGGTTTCCACCTCCGTACCATAGTGTTCCTTGTCCACCAACTCCGTTAGCTCCAACAGAAGCTACGTTTTCAGTTCCAGCTACGTTAGTAAGTGCTGAAAAGCCTCCTAAAGCACGCACATAGGCACGAGCAATATTCTGAGATACATAGATATGTAAATCTTCTTTTCCGTACAATGTAGAAGGAATAGCATCTACGATAGACCCAAGCTGAGCAATAACGTTAGAAGAAGTTACAGTAGCACCTGCGATTTCTTGTCCGCTAGGTAGACCTGCATCAGTAGAAACGATTTCGCTGAAACCATCAAATTCTCCATCATTATCCTCATCCCCTGTCCAGATAGAGCTTTCAGTAGCAGCAGCTACTTTCTCCGCAGTATAGGCGATTACATAATCTTCAAATGTAGAAGGTAGGTTGTCAAATGCACTAAAGCCCATTTGAGCAGCTTGCCAAGTAGCGTGTAAGTCTTTTTTACAATAAGTTACGTTTACTTGCAATTCTTTAGGAGCAATTACTCGCTCAGTTAAAGTCAAAGCACCGCTCGCTGTGTAGTCGCAAGAAGCATCTTTAACGATTGACCCAAGTTCTGCTTTTTGAATTACAGACTTGTACTTAACGTTAGGCATAACTGTTACACCTCCGTTAGCTAATGTAGAACCACTTAGGAGAGCAGCAGATATATACTTGCCACTAAACTCGCCAGCGTAAGTTGTTCCTGTAGTTACTGGATTTGCCATTTTAAAATGTATTTATTAAATTAACGATTAATCATTTCTAGAACTCTGTTCATAGTAGTTTTAGGTGCGTTAGGAGCAAGGTTAACAAATTCCTTTTCAACCTCATTCTCTGGTGTATGCACCATAGGCTCTACAGCTTCTTCAACAGCAGATAGCTCTTCCTTTGGAACTTCCATCTTCTCTTCTTTAGAATCCATAATTCCCATCATCTTCTCTACCATAGCTTTTACTTCTGCAAGCTCTTCTTTGGTAGCGTAAGTTGTTTCGTTCAATTCCTCACTTGTCTCTTCGACAGCAGGAACTTCTTCGTTTAATTCCACCTCTTCGGTAGATTCTTCTGTTGATCCTACAGCTTCTTCTGTTACTTCCTCAGTCAGTTGAACTTCTTCTTGTACAGTTTCTTCAACTTCCTGCTCAGCACCCAAAAGAACCGCTTTCAACTTTTCTACGATTTCTGTTGCTTTCATAATTTTGAATTATATTAATATGACTAATTGAGTTATAAGTGTTTTATTTTTAGGCTTTTTGTTGAATAATGAACCACTCTGTTCCATTACCCCATATCTTAATTCCTTCATATGCTCTATTAAGATCAAAAGAACTATTATCGCCATCTAGATTCTGTGAGCCAAATGGCGTAAGATTGGCGTGTGTTGCATTATTGAATGTGGAATCTGTGATGAGCCTTTTTGTTCTGTTAAGGTTTTTAGTAGCAGTTACATCAGGTAGGGTAATTGTTGCAGTTCCATTTCCACCACTCCAAGAAAGCACAATAAGTTCTGCTTCATCATAAGTGCTATCACCCAAATCATATGTTTCTCCATCTTCTACTGTTAGTGTTGTAGGCTCTAAATGGTTTACAACATAATGCTGAACATCTGTTAGAGTAGTCTTTTTTGTTTCGCTAGATTGAACGATTGCTAAATCCTCCGATCCTGTGATATTCGCTGCTGTTACCGCAGTTAATTCACTAATTTTTTTATCTGCCATTATAGTAAAATATGATTATTGTCCTCAGTCATTAAATAATATCCGTTCTCCTGTTCAAGCCAATCTCCTGACTTTTGAGTAGAACCAATCCCTTGTGCGTGCAAAGACCCATCGCAACACTTTCGGCTATAGGTCTTTCCATCTTTACATAAACATCCTCTTCTACCTCCTCTTGGAGATGATTTACTCGGTGTTCTACGCATTCTTACTTGATTTAGGGTGTTTAGTAGGCAACAAATCGTAGTCTGTATTGTATTTTGGGTTTTCTGGTCTGCCGTTCTTTACCAAATAAAGAAAAGCGTTAACCCTTGCAAAAGCCCACTGAGAAGCACTACGGACTCGTGGAGAATGACTTGTGTTAAAAGCACCAAGACCACGCTGGTAAACGCTAGCCAACTGACCAACAGTAACACCATATCCAAGTTTTTCTTTATACTTTTTATTAAACTCATCTGCCTTTTTCTTTAAAGTTGCTCTATCTTTTTCTGAGACCTTAGCCCCCGACTTCTTTGAAGCATCTCCTTTTGCAGTTCCCTTTCCTTTCGGATTCTTATTAGGTGTATCTGATTTAGGAGCTTTTGGACTTTTTCTTATTCCACCTCTTGGGCCAACCTCAGCCAAGCTGTGTGTCTTACAAGGCATATACCAGGTGTCTCCTTCGTATTCGTGAGTGTGATATCCTTCACACCCTATATCTTTTGCTGCTTTCTCAGCCTCCTCTATAGTGGAATAAGCAGCTCTGCCATCTATAATGACAGCAGATGCTTCTATTGCATCAAGTCCTTTCAATTTTGATTCAACCCAGGTTTTCATTGATTTACCTCCCCATAGCAAGTAGCTTATAGTTCCACAAGCCTTTGGGTCTTTAGCATCGTAATAAACTTCCGCTCTAGATAAATAGCTATATATTCTTTTTAGAGTTGGTAGAGTGAACTTAGTAGTTCCTTTTGCGATCTGCTGACCTCTTACTTTACCAACCTGAGTGGCACATTTATTATTTACCTCCTCATTTAATTTTATACCTCTCTTTGCATTATTAATTGCTGACTCTGGATAACCTCCATAAGATTCAAGAGAAACCTCCTCTAATGTTTCCAGGAACTCTAGTAGTTCAAATTCAGCATTTAATTCTTCCAAAGATTCATCTTCAAACTTCTCTGGTAATGATTCCTTTGGTCTTTCAGCCTTATCGGCAAAGTAGCCCTCAATAGAGAAGCCCTTTACCTCCCCCTCTTTTACCTTAGACCATATATCATCATTATATACCTTCATAGAAACCATCCAAGTTCCTACAGGTACTTCAAATCCATACTTGCGAGATTTATCTTTTTTCTCATCCTCAACCAACCAACTCTCTACAACACTCATACCCTCCAATGGAATATCGTGTTCTAACGTTGAATTGTTTTGATGTCCTTTTGATAGAAAAAGTTCGGATGCTTTTCTTACTGTGTCTTTGGAGAAGTAAATGTAATATTCGTCTCCATCGTCATCTCTTCTAAGTATCTTTTTATCTGGAACAAGAGCAGCACCCATAAGGATTCTCTTTTCCTCAGAAACCTCTGCTAATTGAATAGGCTGTTTCTTTAATGCGATAAAATCTTCCTCTATAGCTGGATTCTCTACGACTGAAATGGCATCAATACCACTAAATTCGTTTTCTTCGTCTATGATTAATTCTATAACTCTTTCCATATTAATATAACTATTTAAGGTATTCTTGTTTGAATTATCCTATTGAACCACTCGTTGTTATCTTATTATCTAACTCTGCCGCACTATTCACATCGTCTAATACAACGTACGCTCTGATAGGCTCTCCTGCTTGCCCTGTTATAGCTGAAGCTAGTTGACCCATCTGACCTACCTCTTGCCCGACTACATTAAACTGAGGGGCTACTCCTGTGGGCGATGACCCTGTTGCTGAACCTC